TAAAGACTCTACGCTCTGGTGCACGTTGTATACGATAGATTAAGATAGCATCTTCTAGTAATTCTTTTTGCTTATAAACTTTAAAGATGTTCTCTAAGATACTTTGACCGAAGGGCCAATATCTATCTAAACCCTCTGTTAAGCTTAAGTGTACAATATGTTTAGCATCGATAGCGGCTTCATTCATACCTAAACTAAAACGACTACCTGTAGTATTATTAGGGCTAGATGGTACTGCATATCCTGCTCCAGCTTGACCGCCACCTGTTCCACCAAAGCCAGTAGCAGGACTCATACCAAAGTCAGTTGTAGTCTTTTCTGCTATACTTAGATTCTGTAAGTTAGGATTAATGTCTTTGATAACATACTGCTCAGGCTTCTTACCTTCACTTTCGTTAACAATAACTTTAGTAACTTTAGTCATGTCAACCCAGTATAACTTAAAGTTTTCTGGATCACGAATGAATACTTGATCTCCGTACTTAATACTGTTACGGAATATTTTAAACACTCTAGTGTCTAGTTCATTCAATTTACACCATTGTTGTAATTGTTTCTTAAGAATCTCAACTTCATGTGATGTTGGTTCTTCACGAAATTCAAGCTCAAATGGAGTATTGTTTTGGTCATTTTTCTGAGTGCTAAACTCAGCAATAATATCTAAACATGCGTTTACTTCAGCATCAACATCCATCATTTCATATTGATTATAACGCTCAATACGATTTGGATGACCTGTATATACTTCGGGTAATCTGTTTTGATAGTTCTTATAGCCAAACTGGTCATTGTTCATTCCACCAGTTTGTGTCATATTCATTCCAGCGCCACTATTCCAGGCACCACGGTTGCTATTGCTACCTGAAATGGGACTCATCTGTCCTGTAGCATTAATACCGGTAAAACGCTTCTTATAAGTCATAATGAGTATTTATCGTCACGCACGTGTATACTGCAATAGTTCTTCTTGCGTTCTATACGAATCATCTAGTCTTGATATCATTGAATCTAGTTTATCAGATAACATTGATACCATTGCGCCTATACCGGAATCACCGGAAGAGTTACTAGTACTCATTTCAGGAAGTTCCTTTTTCATAACATCTCTTGCTGACAAAACCGCGGCATGATCTTTCAAAGGTACTACCATTTCATTAGGATGTAACATTACCGGGAAGCCACTAGAAGACCCAGAAAATATTCCTCCACCTGATGCTTGTTCTATTTGAGCCAAGAAATCTTTACGATCTACTAGTGATTTGTTTTTTCCGTCACCATCATATTTACTTTTACCGTTAGCCATCGGCATACCTGCCCACTCAGCTGCTACATTGTTAGCAAATTCTTCGGCAGACAATTTACCAGTTTTATATTTGGAATAGCCTCGTCTTTCAAGTAATGCCATCCCCATTTTTTCTTGTGTAGCAGCATCAAACTTATCAGTAGGACTTATTACCCCTTCTGCAATCAAACCTTCAATAGTTTTTCGCATGAATTGATATTTTCCTATAGCAGAACTTCCTAATGCAGGACCATTATTTTTCTGAAATTCCATTACATCTGCAATAGACATGTTAGATAGTTCGGGGTTAGATTTACCACCGTACATCTTGTTGTAATCACCACCAGATTCAAACTTAGCAACATAGTCTAATATCTTTCTAGCGCCCACAGGAGTTTTAGCTTGATTGGCAACAGCAGTTTTAGCTTGATTAGCAGCTTCTTCACCTGGATTACCAATACCTGTACCGGAACTAGATTTTGCTGAGGCAGCATCTTGGTGTGTCTGTTTAATCTCTTTAAGGTCACTTACGTTAGTACTAGCGGCAGATTGTCTTTCTCTAAGTGATTTTGCTTTATCTTTTAATGATTCTTCTTCTGCACGTTTTCTAGTTAGCTCTTGATATTTCCACGGAGCCTTAACACCAAAGCCTTTCTTTTCTTCTTCTTCTAATGCTAACTTTTCTTTTTGTACTTTTTGAAGTCTTTCTTCTGTTTTAACTCGTTCTTTTGTAATATCGGCAAGTTTCTTTTCTTCATCTTTTAAAATTTCAGTAGCATCTTCTAAATTAGTAGCAAAGGCTGCACTTAGATTCAAATCACCCATACCCACTACCCAGCCAAACTTATCTACAATTTTAGCAAATGTTTTAGCAAGATATCGTGTTATTTCTGCCAGTTTAGTAAATAAAGGAATTACTTTGGTACCTATAGCAGCAACCAAATTATCTAACATCAATTTAGTGTCACGTTCAGTCAATGCACGTTTAACTTCTTCAGCCATTTTACCTTTATTATTCTGAATATCTTTCATCAGTTGATCTCTTGCTTCTTTATCAGACAAGTTAATTACTTGACGAGAACCCATTACTGCCTGATCGGCTAAACCTAAGCTTTCTGCTAACTCCCTAGATATTGTTACTGCAGCACCAAATCCCCTATAGGTACGGTCTACTGCGTGACCAATAGCCTTAGTTGCAGTAACATAATCTGCGCCTGCTAATATTTGGTCATTAATAGTTTTTATCTGGCCGCCGGTCGCTATATGAATTTTTGTACTTGCTTCCCCTACCACACCACTAAAGTTAGCAGTTGTTTCTCTGTATTGAGTAGCAAAATCTCTGCCAAAATACTTCTCAAGCATTATTGATGTGTTTAAGAAGTTTTCTGCAGCCTTAGCATCTTTTTTACGAACATTTTCTACAAAATCGTTAAATCTAACTTCAGCCATTTGAGCATCTCGCATACGTTGTAGGTCTTCTCTATTCAGACCAGTTAGCATAGTAAGTTCTTGTAATTCTTTCAGGTACTTTCCAGTACCCTCAGTAAGCTGTTGTGTATTTTTGTTTTGACTATTACCTAGTCTAGCTTGTCGTGCTAGATCCTGAGCGGCGTGGTTAGCAATATCTTCTTGCGTCATGCCAAACATTCTTAAATCAGACTCTAATTGAGTACCAATGATATTACTCATCACCTCAGTGAATTTTTTTCTACCCAGAGACGCACTACCACCTAAGGCTGATAATTCTGGTTGTAGTTTTTTAAGGGCTCCTTCGTATATACCTGCTTGTTCAATAAGCAGTTTCATACTTTGATTTAGGTCTTTCTGTAGACCTTCTACACCTGAACTATCAATGGCGCCAAAATCACTTAAGTTTTGATAACTTTTTATTAATTTTTCGTTTTGTTCTAGTGAGGATGCAATGACACCACCAAACAACTTAATGACGCCTCCTACTATTTTACCTAGTATTCCAAAACTACCAAATAGATCACCGGCTGCTTGTGCGGCAGAACGTGTTGCTTGACTATACTTTGCAGTGCCCTCACTGGCACTGGTCATTGTACTACCAAAATCACGACCAAATTGGTTTAAATTTCTACCTAATGTTTCAAAACGCTCACTTGTTTTCTTAGTAGTCTCAGCTAATACACGTTCCTCTTGTTCCAACGGGCCCATAGATCTGGTTGCACCTTGCAGTGCCTCATAGAATCTCTCCATTGCTTCCCGTTGTTCAGGATTAATATCAGCCATTATTGCTTCCTATAAATACTCTATATATTTAGCTTCGGGAAAATATCCAATTATTTAGGAGAATACATGTTAGACAACAATCCACTACGTCAATACTTTCGTAGACCAGCACTTTATTTAAAACTACCTAGCGGGGGAATAGGTTATCCTGCAGGAGCAATAGATATGCCTGATAACGGTGAATTACCAATTTACCCAATGACTGCTATCGATGAAATTACTTGCAGAACACCGGATGCATTATACAACGGAAGTGCTGTTACAGAGATTATAAAAAGCTGTGCACCAAACATCAAAAATCCATGGGCAGTCAATAACATTGATTTGGATCCATTGCTTGTTGCTATCAAAATTGCAACCTCAGGTAATCAAATGGAAACCGATACCGCTTGTCCAAAATGCGATGAGGCAGCAAAATATGATGTAGACTTAGGTAGAATTCTTGCTGGGTTTGAAACTCCGGATTATCATTTACCATTAAGTATAGGTGAATTAGAAATCAAGTTTAAACCGCTAACTTACGACCAATTGAATAAAGCAAATGAAGCACAGTTTCAAGCACAAAAGTTAATGATGGATGTGTCTAGAATGGAAGATCAAATAGAACGTAATCATAAAACATCACAAGCACTAATTTCAATGAATGAAATGGCTATTGATGTTATGAGCTATACCATTGATTATATAAAGACACCTGAAGTTCAAGTACAAGAACGTGAATATATAATGGATTACTTGAAGAATTGTGATGCTAAGATTTTTGATAGAATCAAAGGCAGAAACTTAGAGTTACGCAGATCCAGTGAGACTAAACCATTACAATTTAAATGCGTCCACTGTCAAAATGAGTATGAGCAACCATTCACGATAAACATGACAGATTTTTTCGAATAAAGCTTCTTTTCCTTAAGTCCGAGGAAATTCAGAAGCTTTTAGATGATATGGAAAAGGACATCAACAACATTAAGCATGGGTCATTAAAGCTAGCTTGGTTTATGCGCGGAGGCATTAGCTATACAGATATATTGAACCTAAGTGTTGGAGAAAGAGAAGCCATATCTAAGATCATTGAAGAAAACTTAGAAACTACGAAGAATACTAATTTACCATTCTTCTAATCCTATGGTATGTCATTTATCCTAAGTTACTGTTAATTATTTTCTTTCTTAAAGATGAGCTTCGCTCATCTACCTTCACTTATACTTCGCTTCGCTCAGTATTACGTTCGGTAATTTTTTAAAAGATTTGTTTAATCTATGCTAACATATCAATGGGGGATACATTGCCGCTTTGAAGCCATGGTAGAGCTATTTAAGCCCTACCAATGGTTAAAAACATTTGCCATGCCCGTCATCCGTTGCCATCTGTTCCCCGTACAATTAGCGTCTTTGTGCTATTGTGCGCCACCGGTTGTCCTGTAAAGTTTATGGGACTGTAGTGAAGCAATCAATGTCTTTCAATTGATCCTTCGACAACGCATGTTCTATACCCGCAAGATAGAGTTGGATATAGACTCATTGAAGGTTCGCTTTGACGAGAGCCTTCTCGGTGTTCCTTATCATTACTGATAAGCATACTCCAGAATCTAACGGCACAGCACAATCTGTACAGTCTCAAGGAGGACTCACAACTGAGCCAACTAATTTTTATTTTATTAAGTAGTTTCTAAAGTGATTGTATTATTTGACGTGGTGTCTGATGTTGTGCCTGAATATAATTTTACTAATTCTGCATTGTTTGTGAAAAAGCTATCGAACTCTGTGATGATCCAATCACCATACTTCTGATTAGCATAGAAAAGAAACGTATCAATCTTCCATGTTAATTTAGGTTGTATGGCAACATAACGACCCTTGCGGTTAAACTTCATGAATAAGATATTCATGTCGCCATCGTCAGCTACATCCATAAGTTGCTCTAGCCATGAATCAAGTTGTTTGCATTCACCACTTAGTAATAAGTGAAACGGGAAGTCCTGATAGAACTTACACTCTGCATTCATTTTGCTGAAACTCTCTCCTGGCACAATGTCGCCTTTGAATGAACGAATTTGACCTTCATGTAGAAATTGAGTTCTTGCTTGATTCTTGCCGCCCACATAAGCGCCAGATCCAGGTGCACGAATGAATGATTCACCGTACAACTCTGATAGATATTTAGCGATTTCTCGCTCAAAACCGGAACCTTTTGCTTTTTGTGGACTTGACATACTACTACTTATGAATATATTTGGCATATTAAAAATTATTCTATATCAACGCTATTAGAGTAAGTTGTAAAACCGTTCTCTTTGATTACTTTTAACACACTAGGTACACGTCCGGCTAATTCTTCTCTATGAGAAACTAACCAAATACTTTTTTGACGCCTACGACTCATATCTTTGAGAATAGCTAAACTGTTCTCAACACCCATCGTATCAAGCCCTGAATCAATCAATTCATCAATAAACAATGTATTGATCGGGGCATATAAGTTTTCCCAAACATCACGGAATGCAAAACTCAAACCAAGAATCAATCGATTGCGTTCACCTCGACTTAGATTGTCAAAGTCTAACTCACGACCTAATTCTGTAATCTCAACTTGTAAATCGTTCTTAAACACTACTAAATGCGGTAATCCGATCTTATCTAAGTAATGTGTTAATCTACCATTCAAATAACTCAAGTTCTGATCAATAATCTTCTTACGAACAAAACTGTCTTTGCTAGTCAATATATCTAACAAGAACTTCTGATGTTCCATAGTCTTTGTTAGTGTATTAATTCTATCAAAGTTAATCTCTTGTAATGCTTGCGTTTCCATTTCAACTAGTTGTTCTGCGTATGGATCAGTTTCTTGCGTCTTGTTGTCAATCGTTGATAAAATATTGGCAATTTGACTAGAATGTTTTACTGCTTCAGCTTCTGTATCATAATGAGTAGATGGCTGAGGACCTAATGTTATAGGACTTAACTCACTTAATTGGTCAGCAAAAGGATTAGCTTCTGCTCTTTTGTTTTCCCAGATAGTCTTCAAATTAGATACATCACTGCTATGACGGATTGCCTCAGCTTCTGTCTTATAGTATGTAGTTGGTTTATTACCAATATTTCTTACGGCTAACTGATTTGCCTCTAAGTGATCCTCAAGCATAGCTAAATCAGCCTTTGTGCTTTCAAGTAACGTAATCTTTTCTTGCGTTACGTGCTCATGCTTGTCGTCATGGAAGTCTTGACCACAGGCATAACACTTGTGATCCTCTAACTCTTTAACTTCCCGAACCAATTTCTCAATTAATTTTTTTTCTTTTGCTATACTTTTGGTTTGGGTATCAATTGCTGTAGAAATAGTCTTTTGCTCAGCCTCATCCTTTAGCCACTCTTTTAGAGTAGCCCAAGCCAATAGTTCAGCATCAATATCATACGCATTTTTAAGTAAGTATGCCTTATGTGCTATTGAAATATCTGTGTCATGTTTTTGTAGCCATGCAGTAGAACGTGCAACTAACGCATTGTATGTATCCTGTGCTTCTTTTTGCTTAGTCCATACATTCAAATCTTTATGTGCTTGTAGTTCAGCTCCAATATCAATCTTAGAAAGGTCATCATATTGTAGTGCTAGTTGAGCTAAGTCATCATCATGTTTCTTAGTCCAGATAGTTTGTCTGCGTCTTAGTGCATCAATCTGTTCCTTAACTCGTTTGTTAGCTTCTTCAATGCCTTTAACTTTGTATTCTTCTTCTTGTATATTATCTTTGCTTTGACGAATCAAGTCTTTAATGACTTCAGCCTTCTCACTAAGCAATGTGATACCCAACAACTGCTCAATGATATCTTTTTGTTCGTTATTCTTTAATGCTAAGAAAGGTAAGCTGTATGTGTTTAACACAACAATGTGTCTAAACATCTCAGGACTCATATTCAACACACGTTCAATTGCCGCTTGTGTTTCTTTGTTCTCACCCTGTTGATCTTCTGATGCTTTTTCTTGTACGTTGTTTACATAGAATTTAAGAATGTTTGGCTTACGCCCACGCTCAATCTTATAGTCTGTACCATTAACGTTGAACTCTAGTGTAACTAGCATAGCCTTACCGTTTGTACGATTGACTAAGTTATCTTTACGAATGTCATTAATGGGTACACCAAACAATGCGTAGCTAAGACCCTGAATAAGAGTTGTCTTCCCCGTACCATTACGAGCACCATCACCACCTAGGTCTAAATTCTCACCCAGAATAAGTGTTAAGTCTTTTCTGTCAAAGTCTACTGCTTGTGTTACTTGTCCGATAGATAGAAAGTTGCGTAAAGTTATGTTCTTAATTGTAATCATTACAGGTTGTTATAAATGTCTAGTAAAATTTTCTTGTCGAATGTATTAGATTCAATGCTATTGATTTGGTCAATGACGATTTGGTCAACACTTTCAAACTTAAGTCCGTCACCATTCTGACCTTGTTCAATTGCATCACCCTTCATTGGTATAAGTGCTAGTTCTCTCAATTTATGTTCCGGAATTAGTGCTTCTCTGATAAAATTAGCTTCTTCATAGCTAATATCAATGTCAAGATGTACTCTAACATGACTGTCAATCAATAGCAACCCCTCAGGGTTTTCTAGTACATCACTAAGTTTATATACACGGAAGATCGGTTGACGCGGCCAACTATGAAATACTGGCTCCTCACCCCATTCTAGTATCATCATACCACGTGCATCATCACCTGCGTCAGCATAGTTATGTGGGAAGGCATTACCGATGTACCAAATGTTTTTACGTGCTTGTCGTTTATGAAAATGTCCACTGAATACTTTCTCAAAGCCCTTCATATGGTCTTCATTAATCTCACCGTGATCGGGCATCTCTACCATAGCGTTCATAAAGAATCGTGGTAACTCTAAATGACCAAACATATATTTGCCACCCATCTTTTGTAATTTCTTGTAATCATCTTGTACAAGCCAGGGAGCAATAACTACATCTCCTTGCTGGAAGAAATCGTTGACGATTTTAACTTTTGGTAAATGCTTACCCCACTCAACACTATGAATGTCCCTGCGGTCACGATAATAAAGATCGTGATTGCCTGGTATAAAATATACAGTATCAAAGTTATCATTTAGTTTCTCCAAGGCCCGTAAGCCAAATTGTAATGTATGTATGTTGATGCTGGCACGATGATGATTATAATCACCTAAGAAGAAACAAGTTTCACATCCCTCTGCTTTTGCTTTGGTGATGAACCAATCTACAAAGTTTTCACAATCTTGGTTGTGTTGTAAACTGTTACTCTTAAGACCGAAGTGGATATCGGTAAATACTGCCGCTTTTTTGAAAAGGTTACTCATCTGTGTATTATAATATTAATGACGTTGGTTTGCAACGTCATTGGTTAAATTTACTAATTATTCTTCGTAGCTAGTGCTAGAACTAGCTTGGCGTGACCAACTTGGGTTAAGACCATTAATTTCTAAAATGTCATCACGTATGTTCTGATTACGTTTTTCCGTATTCAATACCCTGCAAAAACTATTAGTTATAGCAGCCGTATAGTAAGCAAAAGGGTTTGCTGATTTTGCTTCATTGAAACGTAACCCAACATATGTTAGTTGTAGTATTGCCGAATTACGCATTTCGTCATTGTATGTATACCCACGCCAATTGAACTTCATTGCATATTTTTCGCACATCATAATATACATACGGGCAAGTTTGTTAGTGATAGTACCGTGATCCTTATTGAATTCACCGGTAGTCAAATCTCCTCGCCAATGACTTTTCCCGATACAGTTAAATGTATTGTTACTATCTAATCTAAAATGTTGAAATGGTGGAAAGTTAACTTTGACATGAACCATATCATCTACTTCTGCTTTAGTTGTAGTATCTTCTAAGTCAGCAAAAATCTCATCCAAATCCGGTTCTTCAAACTCAAAAATATCTTTTGCTGTTTTCTTTTTAATTGTTTTGCGAGGTTGTTTTGGTGCAA